GATGGGAGGTGCGCGTCGGCGACTGGAGCCATCGCTGGGGCCTCGTCCGCTTCCTCAAGGATCCGCAGCGCCTGCACAACTATTGGCGCTCCGTCGTCGCCGAGCGGCTCATGGCCGCCCCACGCGCGACGTGGCTGGCCACGCAGGAGGCCGTCGCCGGCCGCGAGGCCGCGTTCCGCAGCTCCCACCTTACCGACGACCCGCTGCTGGTGTGGAACGGTGAGTCCGGTCAGAAGCCAGAGCTCGTGCCGCCGGCGGAGATACAGGGTGCGCTGATCCAAGAGGCTGAGCTGACCAGCCAGGATCTGAAGGACATCTCGAACATCCACGAGGCGAACCTCGGGATGCCGTCGAACGAGGTGTCCGGCGCCGCGATCATGGCGCGTCAGCGCGTCTCCGACACGGGCACGGTCATCTACCACGACAACCTGAACCAGGCGGTCGAAGAGTGCGGCCGCACGGTCAACGAGCTTATCCCGTTCGTCTACGACACGCCGCGGATCATCAAGGTGATCCAGCCGGACGGCCAGGAAGACGCGGTGGCCATCAACGACATCGGCAACCCAGCCTCGGTGGACATCACCAGCGGCAAGTACGCCGTCAGCGCCGTGACCGGCCCGAGCTACGCCACCAAGCGCATGGAGAGCGCGGCTGCGATGCTCTCGACGCTCAACGTCATGCCGCAGCTCGTGGGCCTCTTCGCCGACCTCCTCGTGGAGGCGCAGGACTGGCCGCTCGCCGAGCGCATCGCGCAGCGCATCCGCATGGGCATGGACCCGTCCCTGCTCAAGCCGAGCGAGGTGACGCCGCAGATGCAGGCCAACGCGCAGGCCAAGCAGGCCGGCGCGCAGCAGGCCGCCGCCGTGCAGGGCGCTGCGGCGCAGGCGAATATCCAGAAAGTGCAGGCCGAGACGGCGATGAACGCCGCGCGCGCCCACAACTACCTCGTCCAGGCCGCCTTGGCCCCCTCCCACGCCGACACACAGACGGCTGACACCGCTTCCCAGATCGCCGATCGGCAGGCGCGAACCCAGATCGAAGCGTTCAAGAGCGCTTCGGCCGCATAACCGGAGTTGCCCGTGACAACCCAGACCCTCGAAGAACAAACCGCCGGATTCATCACCTCGACGTTCAAGGACGGCGAGACGTCAGACGGCTCCCCCACCGCTGAAGAGGAGGCTGCAGCCGCCGCGAACGCGCGCCCCGCCGACACGGACGGCGAGGAGGAGCACGAAGAGGGCGAAGGCGCCGACGAGCAGGAGGAATCCGAGCACGAGGACGGCGAAGAGGGCGAGGAGCAGGAGGAAAAGCCTGCGAAGGACGCCAAGGACGAAACTAAGGACGAGAGCAAGCCCGCCAAGAAGAACGGCAAGTCATACAAAGAGCGCATCGGCGACTTGACTGCGAACTGGCGCTCTGAACAGCGCCGCGCGGAAGCCGCAGAAGCCGAGCTTGCGCGCCTCAAGGCCGGCGGGGTCCAAAAAAGTAGCACTGCGCCATTGACAGACGCACAGCGCGACGATAATGGTGGTGAAGCTCCGCCCGATCCGTCGCAGTTCGACTACGGCGAATTGGATCCGAAGTATATCGCAGCGTTGGCTCGTTACGAGACGACGCAGGCGCTCCAGGCTCAAAAGGCCAAAGACGACAAGGACCGGCAAGCACAGGCCGCAGACGCCAAGCGTCTAGAACAAGTGCAGAAGCAGGCCGCGCTGGTTAAGGCTGGCGTCAAGCTGTTCGACGACTTCGATGAGGTTGTCATTCAAGGCGCTAACGAGGGCACCTGGGAGCTTACCCACCACCTCGGCGAGCTGCTTCTAGACTCCGAGTTCGGCCCGCAAATCGCGTACGATCTCGCCAAGAACCCCGATGAGGCGGCCCGCGTGGCCAAGCTCTCACCGGCGGAGCAGGCCAAGTACCTTGGCCGGCAAGAAGCGAAATTCGAGGCCGCGAAGCCCTCGCAGCGCACCGCGCAAAAGACTCCGCAAGCCCCCATCCCGCCGAAGCTGCCCAAGGGCGGCTCAGGCAGTAACAAGGTCGGAGCGGATTCGACGGACTTTGCCGCTGTAGAGCGAGCTTGGAGTTCCGGCGCCCTCTGACCAGCTAGGCTCCGCGAGGCAGTCCTCCGGGCCTTCTGGAGGACGCCATGTCCAACGCCTTTCTGAATGCCACCGAGTACGCCAATTCGATGCTGCTCCTGGCGAAGAACGCCCTCGTCACCGGCCGCCTGGTCGACGGGAAGTTCAAGAACGAAGTGACCGACGAAAACGGTCTCGTCATCAACGTGAAGCGGCCGCCCCGCTTCGTGGCCGGCTCCGGCGCGGCGCTGTCGACCCAGGACATCCTGGTCGGCTCGACCAACATTGCCGTGAACCAGTATTCCAACGTCCACCTGCAAGTGGGTGACCTGGAATCCGTGCAGAGCTTCAACGCGCTGATGCGTAACAGCTCGATGCGCTCGGCCGCGCAGACCATCGCGTCGCAGATCGACAGTTACCTGCAGTCGAAGGTCATGGGCTTCCACGGCCTCACCACGTCGGGCTTCAGCGCCGGGCTGCACACGCCGGATCCCACCAAGCCTCTGTCGACTGTGCAGATGTTGAAGGCGGCCCATACCCGCCTGACGGAGAACGGCGTGCCGCTCGTCGACATCGCGGGCACCATCGCCCCGATCGACAGCGAGCTCATCACGGGCGCGATGCTGACCAACTTCACGCCGGAGGACAATCGCACCGCCATGCAGCGTGCGCGCGTCCCGGTGGTCGACAGCATCGACTGGTACGAGACCCAGCAGACGCCGGCCTACACGACCGGCACCCGCACCAACGGTACGGTGGCTGGCGCGAACCAGAACGTGAACTATCGCACCGTCAAGTCGACCATGACCCAGACGCTCAACGTCGCGGGTCTCGGCGCCGGCGGCACAGTTGCGGCTGGTGAGCAGTTCACCCTCGCTGGTGTCTATGCCTGGGATTGGCGTGTGAACGGCGGAGCGGGCGCGCAGCTGCCCTACCTGCAGCAGTTCACCGTCGTGGCCGCCGCGACTGCGGATGGCACCGGCGCCGCGGCGCTGACCATCTCCCCGCCGATCATCGTGCAGGGCACCAACGATGGCGTCGACACCAAGGGCAACACCGCCTTCGCCACCGTCAGCGCCGCCCCGGCCAACGCCGCGGCTGTGACCTGGCTCGGCGCGGCGTCGTCCAACATCCGCGTCCGCGCGGCCTGGACGAAGTCGGCCATCCAGATGGTGTCGGCCCGCCTGCAGACTCCGTTCACCGGCGTGTCGTCGTTCGCGACGGACCCGGAGACCGGGATCTCCATCCGCTACTGGCGGGGGTCGGATATCACGACCGGGAACCATATCCACCGTTGGGACTGCATCTATGGCGCTTCCAACATGGACTCGTTCATGGGAACGCGCCTCTGCGGCTACTAAGCCACTGAGTAGTAGCATAGTGACACTGCGCCCGGCCGTTGCTATGGTCGGGCGCAACTGTTTTGGAGCCGGAAGATGCGCGGTGATATTCCCCACCCCTCAGAGAACGCACACTGGCCCTCGTGGTTCTACCCCCCTGAGACGGACCACGCGGACCCGAGCGCCCACGGGCGCATCTTCGACCGCGCAGAGGACGTGCCGGAGGGCTGGGCGGCCGATTACCGCGCGCACGGCGTGAACCTGGATCGCGAGCCGCCTGCGCCGCCTGAGTCGACCATGACGCGCTCGGAGCTGAAGACCGAGCTGTCCCGGCGTGACATCGAATTTCCACCGACCGCCGCCAAGGCGGAGCTGCAGCGCCTCCTCGACGAGGCGATTGCTGCGGAAGCTCTGGACAACAGCGTGTGAGGCCATGACGACAGCGCAGGGCATCATCGGGTCGGCATATCGCAAGCTGAACATCACGCCGATCGGCACCAGCCCGAACAGCGCTCAGCTTGCTGAGGGGCTGACGGAGCTCAACAGCTTCCTGCGCATCATCTTCGGTTCGCAGCTCGGCGAGCTGCTGCAGGACTGGGAAGTCCCGTTCCAGCAGCGAACCGCGCCCGTCGCGGCCAATTTCCCACAGAACCCCTACCCTCTTGGCCAGGACGCGCAGTTCATGGGCCTGCCGCTCGCCGGCGGCACGGGCACTACGATTTGGCCGTACCCGCCGAAGAACAGCCGCATTGTCTTCGGCGGAAGCGGCGACACGACGGTCTATTTCCCTGAGCAGCCTGACGACGGCTCGCGCATGGGCGTCGTGCAGGGCGCGCTCGCCGGATCCTTCGTCGTGCTGACGCTCGACGGCAACGGACGCACGATCAACGGCGCTAAGACGCAGCAGATCACGACGCCGTTCACAGCTGCGCGGTGGATTTACCGCGCGGATCTAGCCGACTGGCGGCCGCTCAACGACCTCGTGTCCACCGACGAAATGCCGCTGCCGGAGGACATGGACGACTATGCCATCCTCAGCCTCGCCGAGCGCCTCGCCCCCAACAACGACAAGACGCTGGGCGCGGAGATCGTCGATGCACTGAAGCAGGCCAAGTCGATCTTCCAGGCGCGCTATCGCCAGGAGGGTACGACGGTCTACAAGTCCGCTGACATCCCGCTCTCCGCCGAGAGCTACCTATCTGGCCGGTCATGGTGGTAAGCCATGACGACTGTGCCGCTTGGTATCGGGGCGTATGAACGGCTGGCCGCCGGTGTCCCCGAGGTCATCCTTCAGAACCGCTGGGTGGAAGAGGCGCCGACGAACCTGCGCGAGCACGTCATGCTGCTTTCGCGGCCCGGCACCACGCCACAGCTCGCCGTCAACGCGCTGAGCCAGGGTAGCTTCAGTGGGCTTGGCCCCATGCGCGGCAATTACTGGTTCGGCGGCCTCTTCAGCGACAGCCTTTTCGTGGTCTGCGGGTCGAACCTATACCGCATCCACCAGGACATGACCGTCACGCATATCAGCGGGACGATAAACGGGACGGGCCACCCCGAGGTGGCGTGGCAGAAGGGCGCGGGCTACGAGCGCCTGTTCATCGCCGATGGTCTGCTCCTGCAGTATTACGGCGGGACTACGGCGGCCACGGGCACGCTGACGCTCACCGGCTCCATCACCAACGGCGTCGACCAGTTCGAGGTCGGTGGTGTCTACTACACCTGGGGCACTGTGTTCTCAGGCTCCGACGCGGGCACGGCGGCGCACCCCTACGTCGTCAACCCGCTGACGGACGCGCTCGGCCAATTGGTCAAGGCGGTCAACGCCGCCGGCACGCCGGGCACGGACTATAGCGCGACCATCACCGGACCCAATACGCTGGTCAGCGCGACGGAGAACGGCGGGCCGCCGGGAACATCGGTCACCTTCACCGCCCTAACGCCTGGCGCCGGTGGCAACTCCATCGCCACGACGGTTACGGGCGGCACACACCTCTCGTTTGGAGCGGCCACGCTGCAGAACGGCGGCATCGACGCGCTGGCCGGCGTCACCATGCCCAACGGCGTCGCGGCGCAGAGCCTGACGCAGGTGTCGAGCTACGTCCTCGTGTCGGTGGCGAACAGCCAGGAGTTCTTCTGGATAGAACCCGGCGCAATCGTCATCGACGCGCTGAATTTCGCCAGCAAGGAGTCGTCGCCCGACGTCATCACGACCATGCGCTCCGTGGGTGACCACGCCATCATAATGGGCGAGGCGAGCACGGAGAACTGGTACGCCACGGGCGATTTCGCCGCGCCCTTCGCCCCCATTGAGGGCCGCGTTTACCAGCGTGGCGCGGTGGCCGGGAGCGCCTGCGTCGTCTCCGATTCCGTCATGCTGCTTGGCGACGACGGCGTGGCCTACGGGGTCGGCTACCAGTTCGGCTCCGGCGCCGATTGGGGCGTCCACCGCATCAGCAACCACGGGATCGAAGAGCGCATACGGCGCCAGGTCCGCAGGCAAGCAGGACTTACGCCATGACGGCTCTATTTCACGACGGCTTTGACCACTACGGCCCCACGGCGGTGGGACGCGCCAATATGCTGGATGGCGCGTGGGCGCAGGTTGGCAGCATTGGCCCTGGGACGCCTTCGTGGGGCGCGCGCACTGGCGCCTACGCGCTGCAGAACGCCGGGCACAACGAGGACAACCGCTATGTCCTGTCTGCCACGAAGACGAAAATCTTCATGTCCTTCGGCTACACCGTCGACGGGTTGCCGCTGTCTGACCGCGACAACTATCTCTGCGCCATCAAGGATGCGTCAAACAGCACTATGGCGATCCTGTGGGCGACGTCCAACGGCTCGCTCGCGCTCACGACGGGCAACTCGGCGACCCTTCTGGCGCAGACGCAGGGTCCGGTTATCGTCTCCCGCAACTGGCACTTCATCGAACTGGAGGTCGACCAGGCCGGCGGCGCATTCGTGCTGCGCGTCGACGACGCCACCGCCGCGAATACGCCGGCCATCAACGCCAGCGGGCTCACCTTCGCCAACCCGATCGGGCAGCTCTCCTGCAATGTGACGCCGAACATCGGGACCGGCGTGCCTGCGTGGCTGGACGACCTGTATATCCGCGACGCGCTGGGCACGGTGAACAATGGCTGGCTCGGAGACCGACGCATCGCGACGCTCCTGGCCGATGCCGACACCACCAC